TTTTTGGTGAAGCTACAAGAGGGTTGAATCAGCGTTATGCGAATGCGGTTTACAATTCGGCTACACGTACCATGCGGTCTAACCCGGGGATGACGCCGGAACAGTTGAAACGTAAAACTAACGCATACGGGAACCGTTTACGCCGTTCAAGAGCACGGATGATATCCCGGACAGAAATAATGCGTGCATCGAATCAAGGCCGTTTAGATGGAATGATGCAAGCAGCAGACCAAGGTTTAGTCAATCCGGTAGTAGCTAAGAAACAGTGGGTCACTTCTAGCTTTGATGTCTGCCCAATATGTGTTCCGCTGAATGGAGTCACGACAGGTTTGCGGGGAACGTTCGGTCAGGGTTTTCAAGCTCCGCCCGCTCACCCTAATTGCCGTTGCACGGTTCGCATGTTGCCTGACCCGCTCGCATATGGGTCACCGAGAAGTGTAGGTACTGGGCGAGTAGACAGTCCTTTGAGATTTGTTAGGCCAGAGATACCAGGGCAACGGATTAGGTCTATCGTCCCAGGTTCTGGGGTGGTTTCCCCAGTAGATGGCGGACTCCCGTCTATAAACAATATAAGATCCACCGAGATAGCCGGTAAAGCATATAAAGAAGCGCTGGAAGATGGGACCGAAGCCGCTACGGAAGCTTTAGTTCGGGCTAACAAGTTTGATGCCAAACCAAAAGTCGTTGATTTCGACGAGCTTGGAGAGTTCGCCGGGCAAGGCTCAACAGGGGAAATGAGGCGTCTGGTAACTTCGGGTCAAAGACGCAATCCGAGTACAGGCTTCTTGGAAGAAATATCGCCTGATGAGATCGCAGAATCTTATCGCACGGGGAAGCTGTTCACTGGCGAGGGGATGTATGGGCGAGGAACTTACGTTATAGAGGGCACTGCCGAACAAGCGACCGCATACCTTTCAGGGAGACAAGGGTCTAAAGCTGCCCATGAAATTATTGAGATGACAATGAAACCGAATGCCCGTGTGTATGACATGCCAGAAAAGTTCCGGTTTAAGAATCGCCCATTCGGGGATGAACTACATAATTTAGTGGGGTCAAATGATGCTCACGACGTTTTGATGGGACTTGGTTATGATGCTGTGCGTTACCCTGACAACATCACTGTCATTCTAAACCGAGGTAAAGGTATTGTTGGGAAGTCAAGGAAAGCAAAGCTGGGGGACATCGCCTCTTTCCCTAGCTAGTTGAAATTCCTTTGCCCCAAAGTTAGACTCTAAATAAATATCTATTGGCTCCGTTCGAGTTTACCTCACGTTGCAGCCTTGGGAGTTCATTATGGCTTTGACTGAAACATTAAAGACAATCGCTAATCAGGCTGATTCTGCGGCAGCGATTTCTGCTTACAGCGATCTAAAGGGGACGCCGCTTGCGTACTGTGAGGCGTTGTCTCGGACAGTGGAAGATTTGCTTAAAGAAATTCGAAGTAGGTTAGATGAATAAATATTTTAATCTTTTTCTCACTGTTAGTTGACAGGGTGCCCCCTAGTGAGGTAAGCTACATTCATGACCTCAACTACAGCAACCGATCAAATGACAATCACACATTTCAAAATTCATCCACTGACTGGAGAAGAACTTCCTGAAGGCATGAGCGCACAAGATGTTGAACTCTACATACGAAACTGGAACGAAGGCCTAGTTCATTTTGAAGGAAATGTCTGCGGGCGGCACCTGAAAAGCGGACACCGCCCAATGATGGATTCTGGGGTAGCGGTTCTGCTTATGGAAGGACTCATCACCAAGGAACAAGCTGAAGCAACTAACGAAGCCCACGAAGCCTACAGCAACAGAGCGATGGAACGATACTTTCAAGCTCAAGCCAACCGCACACCTGAAGAAATCAACGAAGAGATGTTGGAAATGCGAGCGGCTTTCGGACCTGGCGAAAAAGTTGTAAACGTAATCACCGGAGTGGTTACCCGCACCTGATAAACACCGACCGCCCTGATCGAACCCTTCAACCTTCGGGTTGGGGGTTCTTTCTTTTTTAATCTTTTCCCCACTATCAGTTGACAGGGTGTCCCCTAGTAATGTAAGATGGGGTTATGACCTCAACCCCTGACCCAATCGCCAACGACCAATTCGTCTTCACCGCACTGCGAGCAGACTGCCGAGCACAAGGATGGCCAACAGATCATCCTTACTGGACAGAGATTGTTCTAGCGCCCGAGCACTTAACTACAGAATACATGAACTCATACTCTGCATGGGAACGAGCAACATCCGATCAGAATATCAAACAGATGTTCTCAAACTAACTTTCCCGGAAAAACCCTTTAACTTCGGTTAAGGGGTTCTTTCTTTTTTGCTTTCATAATATTGAAATGGTCAACGGGCAGTGAGTGCGCTCGACCTAACGATCCGTAGCCACTAGCACAATCTGAGGCGTGTTCTTTCGTTTCATTACACCAACTGCATTGACTTCTCATGGTGCGATGATATCCTAGAGTTAACAGTGGCCGTCAGTGTCCGAGTAGAAAGCAAAGATAGTGACGGACTCAGACGACTTGGCTAGCAGGCTTCGTCAGCTTGCCGAGGAAGTTGAGACAACCACGGCCTCCATTTCTGACCGTGCCCAAGCAGTCGCAGACAAAGCAGGGCAAACAGTATCGAGGTTCCGTGCGCTTCTCGAAAGTGTGCAAGACAACATCGCTTACATAGCCGGGCTTCCTGCGGTCCTCGGTGGCGGCTTCGGGTTCTTGCAATCAAACGCAGACGAAACAGCCTCCACTGATTGGCAAATTTCGGAGCTAACGGAACGTGTCGCAGAGCTTGAAGCAGGAAATGATCTTCTCGGCGGCGGCACTAAAAACTTCTCTTTGAATTTGAGCGATGCGCCAGGCGGAAGCATCACTGCCGCTTTGGCGTTCGTCGTAATAGGTGTGGCAATAAGTGGAGCAATATGGTGGCAACAAAAAAGGCGGAGACGCTAAAGAACATTATTCGATGGATAGCCCCGCTAGCGCTTCTACTCTCAGCGTGTAGCGGCAACACAACAAAATCATTAAACGAAGACACAACGGCAGCGGCAGTTCCCTTAGTAACTGAAGCTCCAGTTGAAAGCGGTTTAGAAGTAAGCCAAATCGTCACCCTAGATTACGAACCTGGTCTAGATGGTTTCGGGTTCGAAAATTATGGTGGAGGACAAGCGCCTGCATCGATGACAGTTAACTTGGCTCGCCGTCTTTACGGAGATGACCAGGCCTGCGTTTCTGTTACCGATGATAAATGTTCACCGCAGCCCGTAATACTTCAACTTATAGAGCAAGCGAACAGGGCGATGGCCGGAGGACTCTGTGAAGGCTTCGCCGTCCTGTCTCTGCGTTTATATCAGGAGGGTGGAACAACTCAACTACTCGGTCAAGAAGCGATCGTCGCAGCCCTAGAGCAGGGCGACCCGAGAGTCGCAGCCGAGTTAGCTTTCTGGTTCGTTACTCAGTTCAGTTCGGAGACCCAAGCGGCGGCAGCTTTCTACCGGGAGCAAACACCGTCAGAGATTGTCGCAGCGCTGGCAGATGATTTCGCTAACCCTGGAACGACTGCCGGGTACACGTTAGGGCTTTACTCAGCGGATGGCGGGCACGCTGTCACGCCGTACGCTGTTGAGTCGATTGATGGCGGTAGCCGTATCTACATTTACGATTCGAACTGGCCTAGCGAAACCCGTTGGATTGATGTCGTCGATAACACTTGGACGTATGCGTTAGCGGCTACGAATCCGACAGAAGCGGCGGCGGCTTGGACTGGCACGACCGGCACTTTAGAGCTAACGCCGATGGCATCTAGGCAGCCTCCGTTCTCTTGCGCTTTTTGCCCACAGCCTGACGGCAAAAAATCGATGACGCTGATAACTGCGGCGGGTTCTTCCGAGTCTCAGATAGCGATTCAGGTTGTCGATGATAAGGGCCAGCGTTTAGGCGTGTTCGATGGGGAACTAATCAACGAAATACCTGGAGCGATCTACCGATACATTGCGACTAGCAACACATCTGACCCTGTGTTTATCTTGTTGCCAGCTTCTGTGGAAAACTATACGGCAGATGTGGAAAGCGTAGATGGCAGCGATGATGGAGCGGTTTCGTTATTTGTGGCTCAGGATGGTGCGGGTGCCCGTGTCGAAACGACGATGGCCGATATTTCAGATGAGGAAGACGAACAGCCGGTGTTGGCTGTATCCGAGGGCTTAGGTTACGAAATTAACGACCTAGATGATGCACAGGTTGATATTGCGGATGAAAACGTTTCTGTCAGCATACAAATCGAAGACAACCAAGAACTCGCGTTCCAGTTCGTAGCACCAGAACCCGCTCAAGTCCCGATGGAGCCAGAATCAGGGCAACTAGGCGAAGATACCCCGACGCCGGTAGAACCCGTTAGAGCGCCTCAGATCGTGCTCTCAATCAGTTCTGACGCCGGTGTAGTGATAGCTGAGGTGGAAATTGTGCAAGAAGAAGCACAAGAAGCACCCGAGGAGTTCGTAATCGAAATAAACGAAGACGGCGAAATCGAAATTGAGATCGAAGAAATCGAGGCACCACCGGCCACGATCTTCGCAGAGATGCGGGAGCTAGTAGTTGAACGGATCGAAGCCGAAGCCGATGAAGAATATGAAGATCCGTGGCATGTCGAACCAGAGATAGAAGAACCAGAAGAACGAGACGGGCAAGAAGAAAACGAGTCAGAGTTAGAAGAACCGGAACCGATCAACTTTTTGCTTGACCTCGATTCTGATTTTTGGGATGAAGACAACTGGGATGAAGACTGGGAAGACGAAGAACAAGAATGGGCATGGACAGCGGGCGAAGAGTTCGTTGAATGGATCGAAGAAGCGCCGGAAGAATTTGCGTTCGCAGACACATTAAGCGACGAGTTCTTTGAACAGCTAGACGAAATAGTTCTGTTCACTGAAGAGTTAGAGGAGCTACTGCCGGATCGTATCGAAGGCGAGTGGACTGATGAAGGGTTCGCCGTGTCGATGCCAGTTTCGGTCATGGTAATTATTCCTGAAGACGAAGAAGACTGGGAAGACTTCGACGAAGAGCCAGAAGAGTTCATGCTCATGTTGCCGCCTGGCTTCGATGAGGAAATACCGCCTGACTTTTTTACGGACATGCCGATGCCGTGGGACTTAGACGAAGAAGAATTTGATGAAGAAGAACCGTTTGAAGATGACTTCGATGATTGGATGCCTGACAACTCGATTCCTGAATGGCAGATGGTCCCCGACGAAGAGTCCGGTGAGTGGCAAGATATAGAGGACGACTGGGAAGAGTTAGA